TAACCAGCAACCACTGAGCAGAAAGTGAGTCCTTGTTGATGTCGGATTCTTTCTGCATGGAACCGAGCGCATCATTGCCCGCTGTCAGTTTTAGCTGGCGCTGTAGTTCCGGCAGGTTGTTTGCCAGTTTCGCCGCGTCATCGCCAAACTCTTTACCAAACAACATGGTCATGGCAGACAGACGCTTGTCCTGCGGCAGTGCGTTCACCTTCTCCAGCACACGCTGGATAGTTCCCATCGCATCCTTCGTCATCTGCTTTTCAATCACTTCAGGATTGAGTTTCAGCAGATTCATCCCTTCAAAGAAACTCTTGCTTTGCATGGTGGCAATGGACAATTCACGCACCATCGCGTTGGCAGCACTGGCAGCGACCTCCGGCGCAGCCCCCAGTGTCAGGAAGGTGGAACCCAGCGCCGCCGCTTTACGATAATCCAGACGATCAGCCACACCGCCCAGGCGTTGCATGACATCAATGATGTCTGCCCCTTTCGACATAGCGTTATCATCCAGATAGTTCAGCGCATCACCGAGCTGTTCAATATTGCGGGTTGGTATTTTGTAGAGCTGGGCGATTTTCCCCAGACTTTCTGACAGTTCATCCGCTGGCAGCTCAAAGGCTGTTGCCGCCTTTGCTGCCGTACTGGCGAAGGCCAGCAGGTCACGTTTCTGGTCCTCCCAGCTGTCGTCAGGGTTTGCCACATTCATGCGCGCACCACCTTCAACCAGTGCGGCGAAGTCCACAGCACCGTTTTCCATTGGCAGCTGTTCACTGGCAGCTTTGATGGCATCCTGCATTTCGTAAAAACGCACAGTGCGGTTGCCATTATCGTCACGCAGACCATTGACCTGCTTTGCCACACCTTTCATGGCATCTTCCATGCTGGTATAGCTTTTTACCGCCGCCATCACTGGCGCGCCCATTGCCAGCCCTGCAGCCGTGGTGGTGGCTCCGGCTCCTGCGATGCGATCGCGCACTTCAAGCCGTCTTGAGTATTGTTCTCTGGCAGCGTTCATCCGTGCCTGTTGTTCACCCAGACGTTTAAGTGCTTTTTGCTGGCCCTCCAGTGCCTGACGAGTTTCTTCGGCATTTTTCTTAAGTTCTCGCTGGGCACTACTGAGTTGTCTGGTATCAATCCCTGATTCTTTAAGTGCCTGACGTTGTCTCTGGACCGCCCCCAACAAGCCGTTATAGGTCTGCTGAAGTTCCTGTACTCGTGTTTTGGCCTGACTGAATAACTTTGCCTGCGCGGCGGTTGGCCTGTTAGTGGCAGCAAATTGTGTGGCGAGTTTTGCCGCCTCTTCGCGGGCTGCGTTCAGGTTGTTGGCTGTTATGGCTAGTTGCGAGCGCGTCTTGCGAAATTCATCAATTCTGCCAGCCTGCTTATTTAGTTCTTTGAGGCTGTTTCGGGTATTCTGAATTGCGCCAGCCAGCTCTTTCGAACTGGCCTGTGCAGCACGGAATGGGCGGGTGAGTTTGTCAACCGCATTAAGAATGACCTGCAGGCGCAGGTTATTATCACTCATCGTTGGCCCCGCTTCTCTGAATCACTTTATACCGCCATTCCAGCACTTCGGTCAGCGGCATAACGTCAGTAACGGATGGCGGCCAGTGAAAGATGGTGGCGATATCAGCCACCAGATCGTCAACCGTCAGGCTGTCGGTAAACCGGCAAGCACCGACTTCTTCAACAAAAAAGTGACAACCTCAACCGACATGGCAGTGAGATCTGCCGGGTCCATCTCTGCAATTTCCTGTGCAGTCAGTGCCGGACTGGAGATGCGGGGGATCACGGTCATCATCGCGTTCACATCCATATCCATAATGGCCTGCAGGCGTGTACCGCGCAGCGCACCGGACTGCGGTTTACGCAGCACAATTTCGGTGATTTCTGTTTTACCGCGCTTGATGGGGGTATCCAGTTGAATAGTCTTTTCAGTCTGCTTATCGCTCATTTTGCTGTCCTGTAAATTGGGTTCTGGCGCGGTATCCCGCGCCGTTCAGATACATCAGAGGCCGAGGGCGTTGCGGTGCGCTTCCATCAGGTCCACACCGTCCACAATTTCCACCATGTTGATAAGGTCCACTTCATAGAGCACCTCACCATTTATAGTCAGCTTCGCGTAGCTGTTGGTACTGGTCACTTTGGTGGTGTTGCTTTCGCCCGTCTTCCACTCGCCGGAATCCACTTCTTTGTGACGTCCACGCACCACAAGCTCCACGGCCTGCACTTCCCCGGTATCGTCACGCTGGATAGAGCCGGTAAAGCGCAACTGGATACCATCTACCGTGGCTTTGCCCATCTGCTTAAACAGCAGCAGTTCAGTACCACCAATGGAAAATTCCGTATCCAGTGCGCCGTCATCCAGCCCCAGATCCACATCCACTGCACCCGGCATTCCGCCGCCGCGATACTTCTCATATTTGCGGGTAAATTTCGGCAGCGTCAGCGACTCAACGATCCCCTGCCAGTTGTTCCCGTCATTAAACAGGTTCAGGTGTTTTAATTTGCGTGGTAAAGCCATGTTGTCCCCTTACGCGCTGACCTGGCTGGAGAAATTCACCAGGTACTGATCGGTGATGCGCTGACGCAGCATCAGGTTTTCAAGTGGCGGCACTGGCGTGTAGTCGTAGTCGATGGTGAGTTTTCCGGCTTTCAGCGTGTCTTTGTCGTTCACCGACTCATCCAGCCAGCAATCACCACCAATGAGATAGCCCTGACTGACCAGGCTGCGCATTTTGGCGCGGATACCCTCGATAATGTCGCGGGCCAGCGACGGATTCAGCGGTTTATCCACCGCCCACATGTGCGCTTCTGCCATCGTGTCCGTCAGCACCTGCGCCGTGCGGGTGTAGTTTTCGAAGGCAAAGAGCGGGTCATCACTCAGGCAGCGGGAACCCCAGAAGCGAAAACCGTCTTTGCGGATAAGGGTGGTGACGTCGTTCTGGTTCAGCAGTCCCGCATCGGTTGCCGGGTCCTGCAGATCCCAGAACACATCAGCAGAAATTCCGGTGACACCGTTAACGCCCACGTTGGACAGGCTTTTGTGCCATCCGGTCTGCTCGTCAATTTTGGCGCGCAGACCAAGCGCACGGGCGGTGGCATAAGCCGTTGCTTCGGCATTCAGCACCGTGTCCCAGCCAGTAAAGTCGGGCCAGATCAGCATTCCTTCACGCTGACTGAAGTTTTCACGGTAAGTGATTGCTTCCTGCACTGTCTTGCAACCATACGCTGACAGGTAAGCAAATCCACGCAGGCTTTGCGCCACGCTCAGCAACTCAGTAGCTACCGCCTTCGTGTCGTGACCTGGCACGCCGAGAATGCGCGGTTTAACGCCGAGCTGTGACTGGGCAGATAACAGGGCTTTCATGCCTGTTTTTTTACCTTCAGCGGTCACTGCTCCGATGATATTGCCAGTCGGCAGGCTGGCTGGCGACAAGCTTGATCTGGCTTGCTTTTTTGAAGGCTTCGGTGGCACCATTACGACGCGCTTCACCGGAGGCGTTACCGGCTTTACCCTCAATGATTGCGACTTCACCCCCTTCGGCACCCAGCTTGTCAATAATGAATGACGCGCCTTTCGCCCCGACGGCAACATTATCGGTGGTGACAAAACCTTCCACATTACCGCCTGCTTTTTTCAGATTATCCATGTCGATTTTTTCATCGAGATTGACCAGATAAATGCCTTTTTTCCATGCGCGGGCGACAGGCATGACCAGGTTCACTGAGGATAATGGTGCGAAGGCGATACCTTTGTAATTTTTATTACTGAGATCTTCAAATAACTGCAATTGAGATTGAAAATCGCCTTCTGAAGGAGAGGCAAAAATATCAACGCTGACGCCCAGCGTTTTTGCTTCATCTTCAATGCCTTTTTTCATATCTACCCAAAATGGATTGGAGAGTGTTTTCAATACGACTGCATATTCGGCGGCAGCAAAAGCGCTGGTTGACAACATTAAGCCCACGAGTGTGCCGCTGAAATATTTCAGATATTTATTCATAATCATGTTCTCACGGTAAGGGGAGAGGTAACTCCGCGATGGCGGAATTACCTTTTTCTTATTTCAGCGCGCCTGGTGAGAAGAAATCAACAATTGCGCCGGTTTTTTGCATATTAATATTAGCTTGTTCAATGTTGAGCTGGGCGACAGAGACAAAAAACGCGTCCAGCAAAGTCAGTTGTAATATTCTTGCCGAGGCATTACGACCTAATAACGGTGTTTCCGGGGCCGGTGAGCAAATAATATAATCGGCCAGCTTCGCTATTGGTGAATGATAGCTATGCGTTATACAAATAATCTTTGCCCCGTTCTTTTTTGCCAGTTCTACAGCCGCTTTTACATCACTGGTTCGCCCGGAATGGGTCACCACCAGCACCACATCTCCTTCCTGTAACAACGAAGCAGACATCATCATGATGTGAGCGTCCGGATAGGCCTGGCAGCGTACGCCAATGCGCAAAAACTTGTGCTGTACATCAGCACAGATAGCATTTGATCCTCCGGCACCGTACAAATCCCGCTGTCTGGCCTGATAGAAAAAGCGGGCGGCACGGTGGATCTCATCAACGTTGACGATCGACTGACCTTCCATAATGGTGCGTAAAGTGATGTTAAATACCTTATTCACCACATCCTGCGGCGCTTCATCAAAAGCCAACTCGGAAGGCAATACTTGTTCTGACTGAGAAAAATAATCTTCCAGCGCACTGCGTAAGTTACGAAAGCCGCTAAACCCCAGCAGCTTTGATACCTTAACGATCATCGCTTCAGATACCGCCAGAGCTTCTGCGACATCTTTAATTGCGGGTGCACAACTCAGGTTACCGGGTTTGAGTAACCACTCCACGATGCGGCTTTCGTTTTCTGTCATTCCTTCCTGCTTCATTCGCAGGTAAGGCGCTAACCCGATACCGTTCGGAAGCGCTGAATCAAACTCTGACTGGCTCATCACGTTCTCTTGTCCTTGAATTGAAGACGCCACTATATCACCACAGCAAGAACAGAAAAGATGCTGGTAACTTCACAAAAAAATAAAATTTATAAAGTTTGTTTTGTTGTGAATAATGGAGAGTAGCTTA